ATAATATTTACCACGAAAAAGATAGTGGATTAGTATGGAAGGATGGTGATACATATGATGAATATGGATTGGCTTACAGCCCGTGGCAGTGGGAACAGAGGACATATGGTAACTCCGGGAATGCCGACCCGTCTTGGTGGAGAGATTACTAGGTTCTACCATATAACTAATAGTCAATTTTATTTTCCGAAGTCCTTATAAATACTGGAATTTCTAAATATATTTGAATTCCTAATTAAGGAGAAGAGGATGGTTATTAAGACCGCATCTCCGGGCGTATACGTCCAGGAGATTGACCTTACTAGAGGAACGGCGGATGCAATTACTCAAAATGTAGGTTTCTGTGCGGGTCCCTTCGAGAAAGGACCTGTTGATCAGATTACATACATCACTGAGGAAGTTGAGTTCCAAAGAATCTTTGGTAATCCTACCGACGACAACTTTGAATACTGGCATTCTATCAACAACTTCCTTGAGTACTCTGGTACTTGTTACGTTGTTCGTTGTGACGACTCTCAGGGTGACGCTACTGACGCTTCTGTTGGTAATATTAATCCCCAAAAGATGAGAAATGGCACAGACCTTTTCTCTTATAGTGAAGAAGATGGTCCTGGAAGTTCTATCTATATCAAGAACATTGATGACTACTTCACCAATAAGGGTGGACTAGTTGCCACAGACTACGAGAATGGAGAAAGAGTACAAGGTACTGGTGGTTCTTTCATCGGAAGAACACCTGGTAAGTGGACGAATGGACTAGCAGTTGCAGTCATCGATAGTGGTGCTGACTATCAGTTTACACTTAAGTCTACTGAACCAGAACTAAACACAACCGAAGACGACTTGTTCGTTAATGGTGGTGACGCTGACTTTGCACCTGTTGATATTCTAGACGGCGGGGAAACAGCAGTTGATGGAGAGTTTGCTCTATCTCTAACTGCTAAAGTCAAAATTAACAAAGGAAATTTTGACGAAGAGAACCAGAATAAGACTGGTACACACGTTGCCAGATATGCAAAGCTCGTTGCTTCTGAAGATTTCTCACCACAAACAATCAGTGAACTAGAGATTGTTGAAGCTGGTTCAGGTATGCTTGATGACCAAGGCGATGCTAATGGTCTTCTAACTGAAGTTCCAACCACTGGTGGAAGTGGAACTGGATTAAAACTAAACCTAACATTAGTAAATGGTTCTGTATCAGTAGTAGAACAGAATCTATCTGGTGCTGAGGCTCCTCAAGGATACGAGGATGGTGATGTAGTTACAACTAATGTTCCTGGTGCTACCACTCAGGCAACATTTGAACTCGTTCTCAACCCTCTTCAGAACTCTGTTATTCAGTTTGGTACAGCTACTGGTGTTGTTGTTAGAGCAGAAGAGTCCTCTGATGAGCCTCTCTACTATGTCGTAGCACTCGCTCCTCAGTATACTGACGGAGTTCTTTCTTATGGTGAGTGGTCATTAGGTGATGATATCAGGAATAAGTACGGCGCTCCTGTTGGAACCATTGAAGCTCTATACGAACTAGGTGACTTTGTTTTCTACAAGAAGACTGGTAACCAAATCGTAGATATCATCTGGGAACCCATGGAGTTCTCTAGAAACCAAGGTATGGCCTGGTTCTGGAACAACAGACCCAATGATGGCGAAGTCGTATTCAGTGGTAAGGTTGCTGTCAACTCCGCTGGTAACCCAATTGAATCTGAAGATTCAACCATTGATAACCCACAGTATAAAACAGTTGAAGGTCCTGCTACCGTAACTTCTTCTACTGGAAGCACGATTACCTGGAATGGAATCAGAGAGAAGTGGGTTGTTAACTACATTCCTCAACAAAACGATCTAGTATTTGATACTACAGGTGATTCACCTGTTGCTTTCAGTGTACTATTTGTCAATGACTGGTATGCACAACAGGTTGCCTTTGAAGGTATCCCCTGGCTCCAGTTCGGTCCTAGACCTGGCACTTCTGCAAATGCTCAGGCAGTTGGTGCTGAGTATGACGAGATGAACATTCTTGTCTATGATGCCGTCGGTGATGCAACTGGTCAAAAGGGAACCGTTGTAGAACAATACATGCTTTGTTCTAAGTTAAAAGGTGCTAAGACAGTTGAAGGTTCTAACAACTTCTATAAGGACCTACTAAACAACAATTCTGAGTTCCTATACTCTAATGAAAGAGTAAGAATTATCGGTGACAATCCTAAGACCAATGTTCCTGGTAACCAATCTGGTATCAACCAAGGACGTGTTCTTCCCAACACCGTAATCACTCCTAATACCAAGGTATCTCTACTACAACCACGTTATGGTGCTGTAGACTTCAGTAATCTTGATGGTATTGCAAACCCATTTGATGACGAAACACTAAACAATGACTTGACTCAAGTCAATTATGACATGCCTTATGTCATCTTGGGTGGTGAGGATCAACTCTCTGCTTCTATTGGTGAAGTACAAGCCGCTTACAAGAAGATTTCCGAGGAGAATGTATCTGACCTAGACTATATCATTCAGGGTCCTGCTGTTGACATCACATTAGATGGTGCTTCAAGAAGTTCTGATGGTGGACTAGGGGCTTACAATAGAGAAATCAATGCTTCTGTTGCTAAGGCAAACTACCTTATCGCTCTTGGTGAAGAACTCAAGAATTGTATGGTAGTTATTACACCACCAAGAGCTGCTGCTCTTGACCCAGTCAACGCTGGTGTAATCACCCAGAACATTATCAAGTGGGCTGATAGAATTTCTTCTTCTTCCTATGCGGTATTGGATTCTGGTTACAAGTATACCTATGATAGATTCCGTGACAAGTATGAGTTCTTACCTATGAATGCTGACGTTGCCGGAACAATGGCAAATACAGCTCTAGTATCTGAACCTTTCTTCTCACCTGCTGGTATGGTAAGAGGTCAGATTAAGAATGTTGTCAAACTAGGTTATGATCCTAGTAAGGGACAGAGAGATCTAATCTTCTCTTCTCGTGTCAACCCAGTTGTCACCTTCCCTGGCGAAGGAACCGTTCTTTACGGTGATAAGACAGCCCTATCATTCAGTTCTGCTTTCAGTAGAATTAATGTAAGAAAACTATTCATCTATGTTGAAAGAGAAATTGCCAAGATTTCTAAGTCAGTCCTCTTTGAATTCAACGATGTACCTACAAGGGTATCATTCAAGAACAATGTAGGTCCTTTCCTCCGTGATATTCAGTCCAAGAGAGGAATGATTGACTTCTTAGTTGTATGTGATGCTTCTAACAACACACCTGAGGTCATTGATAGAAATGAGTTTATTGCTGACATCTACATCAAACCAAACAGATCTATCAACTTCGTACAACTAACATTTGTTGCCACGAAGACTGGTGTTTCCTTCGGTGAAGCGGTTAACATCGCTAGACGTAATGTTCTTGCCGGACAATAATCAAAGAGGTAACTAACAATGGCAACTCCGTACAGTTCTAGAAATAGCATTGACGATTTCAAATCCGCTCTTGCAAACGGTGGGGTTCGCCCCACCATGTTCGAGGTTGAGATTGACTTCCCCGAAATCGTTAGAAACGCTACCGGGTTTACACAACCCGAACTAAAAGAAAAGGCTAAGTTCCTTGTAAAGGCATCATCCATGCCCGGTTCTCAGATCGGTGTTATTGATGTTCCTTTCCGTGGACGTAAGCTAAAGGTTTCTGGTGATAGATCTTTTGCTGACTGGTCAACCACAGTCATCAATGATACTGACTTCAGACTCCGTAGAGCATTTGAGAAGTGGTCTGAAATTATTCAGTATCATAACTATGCTCTAGGTCACAACCAACTAGACACTGGTTCCAATGGAATTGGTGGTTCTGGTAGAGGATACTTCGGTTCTGGTCTAGTCCGTCAGCTTGACAGACAAGGACAACAGCTCCGTGTTTATAAGTACAATGGTATCTGGCCTTACACAATGGGTGAGATCAACCTCGACTTCGAGACCAACGATACGATTGAAGAATACGACGTCACATTCTGTGTCCAGTACTGGCATGCCGCTGGTCGTAATGCAGAGGATGTTGATGGTTCTACTGATCCCGATCCAATCGGTACAGTCGGTAAGATTGATAGTTGATATCAGTTACATATATTACAAGAGGGGTTTCGACCCCTCTTTTTTATTACCTAAATACATCTAAGACACAAAGAAATAACCCAAGTGAATCCAGGACAGAGCAGTAGGCTGTTTGGTTTTTCATATAAGAAAGACGAACTAGAAGAAATCCAAAAGTTGTCCCCGGTCCCACCTAATAGGGATGACGGGGTAACTGTTGCTGCAGGTGGACTCACTGGATACAGTGTTCCTATGGACACTGGTGCAACTAAAGACTACGAATTGATTCGTCGTTATCGTTGTATGGCACTTCATCCTGAAGTGGATTCTGCTATTGAAGATATTGTTAATGAAGCTATTGTCTCTGACACTAATGATGTACCGGTTGCAATTGACCTGTCTAATTTGGATGTCTCTGAAAGAATCAAAACCATTATTAGAGAAGAGTTTGCCTATATTCTTCACCTGTTAGATTTTAATAACAAAGCCCACGAGATGTTCCGTAAGTGGTACATTGATGGACGACTTTATTATCATAAAGTAATTGATCTTAATAATCCAGAACGTGGTATCACTGACATTCGTAACATTGATGCTCTTAAGATCCGTGCCATTCGTGAGTACAA